GGTATGTACGTTTTATTAACGTCGAACACCTTAAGGCGTCGTACATTCTCATGCCTAATAAATATAGTCGGTCGTAGCATCCAGACACGCGAGTTACGTACACGTGCATCGAGCATGTCCACATAATGTTTACAGAGTGAACGGACATCGATAGAATGGGTATTACCAGTTAGACAACCCATGAACGCATACTCTACGTCCGTGGGGATACTCTCCAAGATAGTGCCAATATCTTGTTCGTATAATAAAAGGTCATAGATACGGTCGAACACAGCCGCCTCCTTTGATCCTGCAACACTTAAGGCAACACGCCCCTTAAAATAATGATTGATTATATCATAAATAATTAGCTTCTTACTACAGTAATTAACTGTATGACTGAATGGCCCAGATACACACATAACCATCCGGTCGAAGATTTTAGTTAATAGAGGCATCTTCGTACTCGTGGGATAGCTGTAATTAGTAAACAACTCATTAACATTCCACGCTAGAAAACCATCAAAATAATGCTTCTTAAGGAAAGTAACAAAATTATCAGGATACGAAGCAGTCAGACCACCCACGCTAGAAGCAAAATCATTACACGGGTTTCCGCTTCTTAGTACTTCACTATGAATAAAGTTAAGCCGATCTATGGGTAAAGTCATAACCCAATCGTCACCTGCACCCTGTAAAGCAGTTCTAGAGACAATTTCATCCGTGCAAGTATTATTTATACTCGTAGCCAGAGTTATGTAAGCGCACAAGGTAGTAACAATGGATGTAAAGGAATGTCCACTCATCACTCCCTTAGTAACTTCGTACACTAATCCACTCTCAGGTAGGACTAACCTTTTAAATACCATTCCACTTAAACAATAAAAGAAAAGGTTGTCAAGCTCCCTGTCTCGTGGAAAGCAAGCTCGGATAATAGCAAAGGCTAATACGATCTTATTTTCGCTGACATTATTATCATGTCCATTAAAATCAGTATTTACATTTACCATTCCACTCTTGCCCTTAAGGTCAAGTGCATCGACCAATGCCTTATAATTAGAGCGTCCGTTTATGCGTCCTCCCCAATTAAAACCCTTGTTTAACATTTGCAAACTTTTGTTAAACGGTGTTATCAGGCTTTGACCGATAAGCGTAGGTATGTCCTCTTGTCCACAAGTTATTCGAGTTTTAACTATCTTCTCGGAATCATCGTATATTATCCTTTTCTCACGTCCTCCAATACGCACCAAGCTCCTATCAACAACAAGTCTCCGCGCATCATCGCGCCCGCCAAATCATATGCAGATCTCTTTGTAAACCCGATACTCTTCCTCCGTACCTTGCCAAACAATCGACTAGTATTAAACCCAGGGTTAGCCTTCGGATTAACCGATAAACCCAGAATCGCATCCCTGTTATACGTTCTAACCTTTGGGAGATGAAATTCCAAGCCCCTCCTGGACTTAAGCCCAGCAATCATTTGATCTACCGTGAAACA